TCAGTCCATTTTTTAGCGCCATCTTTGTAAAGGAGTTTAAGGCAAAGCCGATCCTTTGAGGCATCACGGGTTTTAAAAAAGCACTCCCGAAAATCATGCCGCGAGATAAACCGCATCCGGCTTTGGCACCCGATACAGGGGAGCTCGGCCTCCGATAAAGTCACATTGATGGTGATACCATTACGCCGCCTTAAAGCCCGGTGAGGTATGGTGGCCACATTATGCCCGAAAATCGTTGGGCAATCCGTGGTGCCCGCCATATGGAGGAGCCCGTTATCAAGGCCAATTATAAACCTCGCTTTTCGCATGATTTGAGTGGCCTCGATTAAATTGGTGCGCTCTCTTAAATCAATCCCACGGCTTAAATCGTAATGGGCAAATTTGGCCTGATAATTTTCCGAGAGCTCACATTTTCCTAAAAACACCGGAGTTATACCTTTTTTAATCGTATGCTCCACCGTGCGGTTAAAGCCCTCAACGGGCACGGTGCGTACCTCCGAGGTGGCGCCCGGAGTGAAGATCGCAAAATTACTCTCCGGATCGAGCTCCGGCCAACGCCAAGGGCCATCATATTTTATCTCGGGGAGCCACCTGTGCTCATCGGGGAGCGGATCGATGCACGTAAAATACCATTGGCCCACATCCATCAAATGAGCGCCGCACGCATTGATTAATTGAGTGCCGGGTTTCGGATAACAAAGGGCGCTCCCTCGCTCATAATATTTATCAAAATCATCTCGGTGGTAAACTTGCCACCGTGGGTAATCTTTAAAGAGATATCTCGCCACCTCTAAAAAGAGCTCGGATACATATATCCGGCCATCCACTTGCGGGTACGTCTCGTGGATAAAGCGCATACTCGCGCACCAATTTATATAATCACCGACTCCGCCTTGCGCGAAAACAAAACTCACGGGCAAGGAGTGGGCTTTGAGATTAGCGCCAAAAATTTTTGGATTGAGCGTAACCTCAACTCCCGAGTACGGTTGAGGTAAGGCCATAACACCACCCGCGCCCGTACCCTTACTCTTTATCCAAGAGAGTAAACCTCCTCGCACGTGAAACCCCTTTTCTTTTTATTATCCCCTCGAAAATACCCATTTGGTGAGATGTAACAATCCCGCCACAAAAACAAAATACGGCATCCAACTAAAGGCAAGGCACGCAATGATGCCTTGGCTTAGGTGAGTGTTTCGCCAATATAAATCATTGAGCGTGGATACAAAGGCGGTAAATAAATTTACCGCCCATCCGATACCCACCACATAAAGGATGATGGTGGTTATATCCATTTAAAAACCGCCATCATCATCGTCGGCATCATCACCAAAATCCCCGCCGCTCTCGCTCTCAACATCCTCAAAATCATCTCGAGCGTTGGCGCGGCCGAGAGGCTCGCCTTTTTCGATGAGTTGGATGCCTTGCAAGTAAAGCTTAATGCCGGACCGGCCGGATGTACCACGGCCGCCAACATCTTGATACGGCACCATAAAAAGTGAGGCTCGGCAATAACATCCGGAAAAGATCTCGCGTTGATCAATGATCTCGTTTCGCTTTTGATCATAAACGCCGGGCGGGTTTTTCGAGTCGGCGTTACAATACACCGTGCCCGCGTAAATGGCCTTTTGGCCCTCCGCCATATCCTCGGGCATATCGTCACCATCCCGAAACGGCCAATTAAAATTTTTCGGCCACTTGGCTTTATCCTTACCCCAAGCGCCTTGAGCGGCCTCGAGCATCTTTTTCTTAAGCGGGCCAAGATCGGTTTTCTTTTTATCGAAGATCATTTGCACCGAGTATTTTTCCGGTGCGCCCTCTTCAAAGGCTTTAGGAGTGAAGATGTTTAAATACGATGCGCGAAATGTTGGCGTCACCGCTTTAACTCCCTCAAAATTTTGTTTTTTTACGGCCATACTATTTACCTCTTTTGGTTGATGGGTTTATCGGTACTTAATCAAAATCATCACGAGCATCGGTGCGGTAAGCACCCTTACCCTCTTTGCATATCGGCTTTGCTTGGCAAAACCGGCACCAAGGTCCGGCGCTCCGTTTCGCGTTTCGTTTTAATGTTTGATCAACTGCAAATTTAAAGAGATCCACGTATTTTGCCAAGTAATTAATCGGCACTCGCACCGCGCTAATCGGCTCACCCTTAGCGCACCGAGGTTGCACGATTTTTAAAATTACGTCGCTAAAATTAAAGTCGTATTTATGTGCAAGGCCGAGCGCGTAATAAACGAGTTGAGTATTTAGCATCTTTTCGCCTCGCGCCGTTTCCTTAAATACCTCAACCTTAACGCCGCGCCCGTGTTTGTAATCAGTCACCTCGAGCGTGCCGAAGTGCTCCACCACTCCGATATCAACGGTGCCATACATATCGGGCGCCACTAATCCCTCAAGGCTCACCCTCTCCTCAATCAAAAGATCTTTATGCGGGTGCGGTTTCCAAGAGGTGGCCACATCCTCAACGCACATTTTAACGGCACTCACCATATCGCGGGGAGCCTCTTTAGGTGGCCGGTAATTCTTTTTTGATTTAAGATTTGAGAGCCAATCCTCTAAAAGCTCGTGAGCCTTGGTGCCCTCCTCGGCGTACTTACTCTCAACCTTGGGCGGAGCTTTATCCCACATTTGCGGAGCGCCCGCACAATTAACCCAGATATCGGAGGTGGAGGCGCCAAGCCTTGCGTGCGTTTTCACTTACTTAAACCCATCCCAATCTTTAACTAAAATCACCCACGCAAACCAAAGGCACGCGAGGCCCGCAAGCATTGGTGCCATGGCGGCCGCAAACTCATAAAAAGAATTATAATGGGTGGCGGTTTGCGAAAAACTCCACCCATGGTATGAGCCCGCATAACCAATCATCGAGCCCGCCCATAAAGCTCATCACTCACGGCGCCAATGGTGGCGATAACGGCGGCCGCCGATACCACAATCACCATGGCGGGGATGATTACGAGCCCATATATCGCGGCTTTTTTAATCATTTGGTTTTTCCTTTTTTAGTTTTCTTTTTAACGGTTTCGAGCACCTCTTTACGGAGCATGAGGAGCGGGCTTTTAAATCCTTGCACCGTGGCGCTTAGATCGAGCTCCTTTAAAAGTTTAAAGGCGCGGCGGAGCGCCTGTATGTGCGCTTGGTTTTTGGTACGCTCGAGGCGGGCCAAAAGATTTACGAGCTCCGCCCGATCATTTACTAAATTTTGCTTTGGCATCTTACTCACCCTCCCTAATCGACTCATAAAGTTTATCTCTTAAAAGATTACGCACAAAATTTTTAAGATGGTGGGGATATAGCTTTGGATCGGGATATCTCTCGATTTTAAAAGCCTTTGCAATCTCCACCGCCTTTGAGCGGTAATTGCTCTCCGCAATCTCCACCTTTTCGGCCGCGTCGGCAAAATCTTGGATCATCTTTTGGATCTCGGCCGATGTTGGTTTTTTAGTTTCATCACTCATCTAATCCCTCCAAATACTTTTTAATCCGGTTTCGCAAATCTCTAAAATCTTTTTCAATACAAAGATCATCGCCGGATAGATTTATATACTCACGCAAAAGCATCTCCGGCGTATCCTTAACGATGGGCTCGATCATTACGAGGCGGGCGGTGTGCGTATCTTGCTCATGCGCCTTGTCGAACCACTCACCAAAAACTTCATTGTCATACATTCGCGCCCTAACAACCGGCGCACCCTCCAGCATCTTTTCGACGTCGGCGGCGCGGATGTGCGTACCTCCGCCAAGACAACGCTCAATGAGCTTAAGCCCAGCGCGGGCGCAGAGGGGGTATTTAGCTTCATCACTCATTATCAAACTCCCTCTCATGTTTTTCGAGCGCCGCCATTACCTCATCACCCCAACCCGTAAAGGGCACATCATCGCGGAGTTGGCGGAGGCGGTGAAGTAAACAATCGCCGTCAAATCCCAAACCCGCGCCAAATATGGCGTGGAAAGCCTCGAGCACAATACCGAGCTCTTTACGGATCTCCTCGGCGCTCCTCATTGGCACCCCATTATGAATACAATCCGCTCGTAAATAAATAATCCCGTTACACATGAGATAAATAAAAGGCTCATCACGAGCACCGCGAGGTAAAAATACGGGATCAATCGATCCATCCGCTCCTCGATACTCATTGGCATAAATCCTTTAAAGAGCTCTCAACTTGATTAAGCACCTTGGCCCACTCCTTATCATTGGCAATATCTTTTTCATCTTTAATGCGTAACCAAGCCATTAATAAAGTGTAAAAGCGGGTTTCAAAATAAATCATCTCACCGACTCCAAAGCATGGGCGAGCCCTCGGCCTTGCTCGGTGACGGGTAAACCTTTTGGCACCACTCCTATTTTAGTACGGCCTCGAGCGAGTGCTAATGCCATAATCCCCGCAGCGTGCGGCGCCGCCATTGAGGTGCCGCTCATGGTGCACGTGCCGTTAGGGCAAAGGGAGAGTACGCCACCGCCCGGTGCAATCACCATCTCGCCTTGCTTTTGGCCTCGTGATGAAAACGAGGAGGTGCGGCCGTTTTCATCCATCGAGGTGACGGCAATCACTTCGGGCATTGATGCCGGAAACCCAATTGGCCCGCCGCTCGAGTTACCGGCCGCCGCGATAAAGATGCCTCCCGCCGTCACAAAGCCTTTAACGGCCGTGCCTATCGTTGAGTCGGTGCCGCGATCCATCCCAAGCGATGCCGAGATAATCCTTGCTCCCCAAGCTCGGCACCGATTGATGCCGCCCGCGATCCACGAGCTCATGCCGGAGCCATTATTACCGAGCACTTTTACGGCATAAAGTTTAACGGCCGTGATGCCATATTTTTTTGATGCGATGGTGCCCGCTGTATGCGTGCCATGCTTTGCGGGATCTTGATCCCACGGCTCGCCTTGCACCATGGTTTCGCCACCAACCAAAACCCCATCCTCAAACTCGGAGTGCACCGAGCGATCAAGGCCGGTATCAATTATGCAAACCTTAATCGCCTTGGCGTCGCCTTGGATGGCCGAGGCCTCGGCCACTCCCACCGCTTTTTGTCCCCACGTGGTGTTTACTCTTTTTGGAGTGCCCGGCGTGGGCGGCGGGTTTGGATTTGGGCTTGGATTAGGATTTGGTGATGTGGGAGGGCACGAGGCGGGTACGAGCTTATAAATCTGATCAGGCCCATCGTGCTGAGTATGGTATATATGCTCCTCCTCAATCACCATGCCCTTTGGTACAATCGGCTCCTCGCCCTTTTTCACTCTAATCACGACGGCATTAGAGTTTGGGATCTCCCTAATTTTACCCTTGGCCGTAAAGGCCATCATCGAGAGTGATGAAACTTTACCCGGCGGCCGATAAAAATTATTTGGATCATAAAGGATGTATTGCTTTTCGCCCGACTCCTCGGCAACGCGGAGCTCGGCCGGTTGATTGGCACTTACATCTTTAGGGCGCGTTGACGCGCACGCGGTGAGTGAGAGGGCGAGGGCGAGGATTAGATTTAAAAATCTCATTTGGAAAACTCCGCGATCACATCGGCGTAATCGTTTGGATCAAGTTTATTTACGTTTTTAACTCCCCATTTTTTTTGGAGCGTCTTTAACACTTTATCCCGCTCGCCCTTTTTATTTTTACCCACAAAGTTTTTAATCGTGGTGATCACATCCTCGAGTAAAAGCTCCTCGGCGGGCTCCTCCTCATTGATCTCATCCTCGATCTCCTCGATCTCTTCATCAATCTCATCGTCGATCTCGGCGGGCTTTTCGTTTTTCGGCGGCTTTACTTCGGGCGGCTTTTCGGTGCCTCCGCCATCGCAAATATTTTTTATCGTGTTATACACCTGAGCGTAAACCTCATCCGCTTTATCGCTCGGGATTTCGAGAGTAATTGATATTTTCATAATTATGCTCCTTTAGGGCCGAGGCCCACTTTGTTTATATTTATTTTTTTAAGTTTATTAGCCGATACGATTTTATCATCGATGGTGCCGGAGATTACTAAGTAATCCACCACCACCGTATCCGTTTGGCCGATGCGGTGAGCTCGATCCGCCGCTTGCTCGTTATCGGCCGGGCTCCACGAGCTCTCCACAAAGATACAGCGCGTGGCCTTTGTTAAATTATGGCCCACCATCGTTGAGATTTGGCCAATGAGTAATCTTAAATCCCCATTTTGAAAATCCTTAATGCGCTCATCACGCGCCCTTGGTTTCGTACCGCCGTCGATCACGGCGCATGAGGTGATTTTCGAGAGCTCTTTTTCAAGGAGTGTAATCACCTCGCGGTGCCACGCAAAAACGAGGAGGCTCTCACTAGAGTTATCGAGGATATCTTTTATGTACTCTAAAGCCACCGGCACTTTATCGATGCCGTTAAGTCTTCGGTACTCACTTAAATCACCAAGGTGGCGGTGCTTTATCATCTGATCAGCATCGCCTTGATATTTTAAATAAAGAGCTCGGTTAAGCTTTTTCGTATCCTTAGTTTCCGAGCCATTAAGCGGGATGATGCGCTCCTCTTTTGGCCCAAGCTCCGGCATCATCTCGGCCTTTGATCTCCTCATCATAAAGTCTTTTTGGATGAGGCGAGAGAGCACATCAAGATTTGAGGCGCCCGTATAATCCCATCCGTGTTTCGTTTCAAAGGCATTACAAAATTTAAGCCCATATGTATGTTTATCCATAAAGTGGATCGCGTTATGGGCGAGCGAGGAGAGTACGCTAAAAAGCTCAATCGGCCGATTGGGCATTGGTGTACCGCTTAAGCAAATCACTCGCGGGATGCGCGACGTGATCCCGCCAAAAAGGGCCTTAGTGCGCTTTGCATCCGGGCTTTTAAAGCGATGCGCCTCATCGATTATTAAGAGCTCGAAATTTCGTTGGCGGATAAAATCCTGAATAGTTGAGCGATCAAGGAGGGAGTCGGGTAAAACGATTACACTCTCCTTTGATGTTTGAGCGGCGGTGCCGTTTGATATCTGATCAATCGAGGGATTGATGAGCCACGTCTTTAACTCTCTTTGCCAATTAGTCACCAAAAACGGCGGGCATATAATAAGAGTATCCGCCCGGAGGGTATTGATCACCGATATGGCCGTTGGTGTTTTTCCAAGGCCCATATCAAAGGCGAGATAAGAGTGATTACGAGTTAAGGCAAAGCGGGCACCATCCTCTTGAAACCGTTTTAAACGCTGATCTTTTGGGATGCGGATATCGAGCGTTGGCCAATTAATCGTATCCACCGAGGTGTTACCAATCACCTTGCGGGCGGTTTCATCAAAATATTTTAAGAGCCGTGCCGCCGTTGAGATCTTTTTCGTTTGCCACTCTCTTGAGATCGGGCTCCAAAAAAATCCGGCATCCTTTGGGATCGCTCGATCATCGTGATGGCAAACGCATATAAATGTGCGAGTGGCGGCATCGTATGTGATGGTGATATTATTTGGCGTTGGCATATCGGCGCCGCTCCTCCCCTTTTAAAATTTTCGCTTGCTCGTATGTAAAATCACAGTGCATGGTTTAGGCAAGCATAAAATTTTTTGGGAGGATGATAATGCAACGGACAAAATTGCAAGAATATATGTATGGGTTTCCGGCGGAGGATTTGGCGAGGCGTTTAAAAGTTTGCCCTCGTACAATATCTTATTGGCGCACGGGAGAGCGGATGCCACCGATGCGGGCGCTCATAAAAATTGCGGCTTTATCGGATGGGTTTTTGACTTGGGATGATATCGAAACCCACGTAAAAAAATTTAGCAAATAAAAAAGAGGCAAAATCCAAATGATCAAATACATCGAGGCGTATCATCGATTAGGGTGGGCCATACATTTTTTACGGCCAAAATCAAAAATCCCCATTGAAAACGGGTGGAGTAAAGGCCCACGGAAAACTTTAGAGAGTTTAAAAAGCGGATACCGGGATGGTTATAACATTGGTGTACGTCTTGGCGCGGCATCAAAGGTGGGTGAGGGATTTTTATCGGCCGTTGACGTCGATATAAAAAGCACCGACGCGGCGCACGTGGCGGAGGTGGAGGAGGCGCTCCGGCGGCTCGATGTACCGGCCGATGCGCCAACTGTGATGAGCGGGCGGGGAGGCGGCTCGAAACATATATATGTAATCGTGCCTAATCCCTTAAAAGGGATGCTCCTCATGCGCTCGCCTGAATTGGTGCGAGTTTATATGCCATCCGTGGCACCCAATCGGCGCGAGCGGGCGGAGATCTCGGTTGAGGATTTAAAGGCCGGGATTAGGCTTCGAGCCGCGTGGGAGATCTCCTTTATGGGTGAGGGCCAGCAAGTGGTGCTCCCTCCCTCGGTGCATCCAGATACTTTAAAACGATATAAATGGAGTAAGCCTTTTAAAAATTTAAAGGCCGCCTTTTGGGTGCCGCCAAAGAGCGCCATGGTTTCACCGGAGGTGGCGAGGGATGAGTCGGGTGCAAAATTTAAAGTGGTGCCGGTTGATCTTTACGGCTCAACGCTCTCGGATAACATCATCTCTCAATTAGTTGATGGCGACGGCGTGGTGGATAGATCGAGTGCTTTATTTGGCGTCGCCATCGCGATGCGAAAATCTGGATTTTCCGAGGATGAGATTTTAAGCGCACTAACGGATCAGCGTAATTTTTTAGGGAGCGTTGCTTTTGATCATACAGGGAGTAAGGACCGGGCGCGTGCCGCCGAGTGGGTAAGACGTTTTACACTCCGTAAAGCTAAAAAGGCCGCATCGTCGGCGGATGATTTTGATGATGGCGGCGGGCCGGTGGTAATCGATGAGGCTAAAAATGAGGCCTTGATCAACTCGGATCTCGAAGATGATTGGAAAAATAAACTCACCCGCAAAAAAAGCGGTGGAGTTGAGCGCACCTTTGAAAACATCCTTTTAATTTTATCTAACTGCAATGGGCCAAAGCCATTTATCGCGTATAACGATTTCGAGCATAATCTATATTGGCTCCGCGATATGCCGATGCTCGAAGTTGAAAACACTCCTCGAAAAATCGAGGAGGTGGATTTTATTAGGGTGAGGTATTACTTAAGCTCCAAATGGAAAATGGAGGTAAAAGAATCCTCCGATATCATCCCCGCACTTGAGAGGCTCGCACATCGAAACTCGTTTCACCCGGTGAGGGAGTTTTTAAAGGGTTTGGTTTGGGATGGAAAACCGCGCATAGATACGTGGCTTAAAGATTATCTCGGCGCAAGTGGGCCGGATGATTATTTAAAACTCGTGAGCTCCAAATTTTTACTCGCCATGGTGGCGCGAGTGATGGTGCCGGGGATCAAGTTTGATACCATTCTTATATTAGAGGGCGCTCAAGGAGTCGGTAAATCGACGTGCGGCCGGATACTGGCCGGGGAGGAGTGGTTTGCGGATACGCACCTTGAGATCGGGCGAGGGAGCGAAAAGAACATGGCAATGTTCGGAAAATGGGTTTACGAGCTCGGAGAGCTCGCGGCGTTTAAGACGGCAAAGAGTATCGAAACTCTAAAGCAATTTTTAAGCTCGCCCGTTGATCATCTGAGAGTGCCATACGGCCGAAGATACGCCGACTTTAAACGGCAACTCGTTTTTATCGGCACCACTAATCAAACCAATTATTTAAACGATACCACGGGAAACCGAAGATTTTGGCCGGTAAAAGTATCGGGCGCTCTTAATCATAAAAAATTCGAGGATATACGGCACCAACTCTTGGCCGAGGCTTATTTCCGTTGGTGCGTGGGTAATGAGCGCCTTTGGCTCACTAAAGAGGAGGATAAAATCGCCGATAAAATTAGAAACTCTCGGATGGAGTTTGATGATATCCACCGCGCCGTTGGTGAGTTTTTTAAAGGTGAAGTCGGCGAAAAACTTAATGAGTTTACGCTAAGGGATTTTGTGGATTTGATCCCTGAATTGGATGGGATTAAGCGAGATAGGTACATGAGTATTAAAATGGCCGACTCGCTCCGGCGGCTCGGATACCACCAAAAAACGGTGAGGGTAAAAGGCATCCCGTGCAAGCGATGGGTAAAAAAGGAGTGAAAATCCAAAATATTGAGTTACGAGTTACATCTTGGTTACACGGTTTTAAGAGTGAAAAATCGCTCTTTGTAACTTGTAACTTTATATTTTCTTATAAATATATAGAGTAATAATATATAGGGTATAGGGTATATACGTATATACGTATAAAGAAAACATTTTTATTTTAAGGTTACAGGTTACAATTGAAAACCAAAAAATTCACAAAGGAGTAAAGAGATGAAACGAAAATCTAACGCCAAAAAATCCAAATCGGCGCCCGCGCAAACGGTGATTTACCGGATGGATCATGCACAATTTGCAGCCCTCATCTTGGTGCTCGAAGATATTTACCATGCTCTTGATATTATCGGCCTCAACCGCACCGGAGTATCATCCGGCACCACTGAAAAGATTGCGATGGAGCTCGGGAGCATTAAAGAGCATCTTGAAAATCTCGCGGATGTGGCGGCATCAAAGCTAAGTTAAAAAAAAATTGGGGAGGGGATAATGGCAAAACGGAAAAAGGCCAAGCCCACGGATGGCTTTGGGCCGAGGGAGAGGGCAAAGGTTAGGGCGGCGGTAAGGCTCGTATGGCATAGGTGCCATGCAAGGCGGCTCGCGCAAAAGCGAGCGATTGGGCCGGATGGGTTTTTGGTTTGCGAGAGTTGTCAAAAAAAATCTCCGAAACTCGCGGTGGATCACATCCATCCCGTGGGTGAAGTGGATGAGGGCTTTTTGGAGCGGATGTTTGTGCCGAGCCATAAACTCCAAAACCTTTGCCCGCCATGCCACCGCAAGAAAACAAACGCGCAACGAAAAAAACGCCGTTGACGGGATACTTTAAAAATCCATACGCTTTTAATTCGTACAATCCAAACCACGGGCGGAGCTCATGCAAAAGAAAAAGTATCTTATTAGCAATTTGGTTTACGGAGATCTTTATTTAAAAATCTTTTTGGATCGCCACCTAAAGAGCGTGCTCGATGATGCAAACCTCCCGAGGGTAAAAGATCAAGTCGATATCGAGTACAGGATTTACACCGACACCACCACGCAAGAAAAACTTAAAACCCATCCGATGATCAAAAGGCTTGCGGCGTATGCTAATGTTGAGATTGTGGTTTTTGAGTGGGATAACACTCCCGATAAATTTGGAGCTCGATATCCGCTCCTCATGATGGTTTTTAAAGCCACAGTCGATTACGCGCTCGAAAAGAATTTTGATTATGTAACCGCTTGGGTGGCCGATTTAGTGGTGGCAAAGGATTTTTTCTCTCGCATCCTCTCTCGGATGGAGGAGCATGATGCGGTTTTCGTTTTACCTTTGAGAGCCGCCTTTGAGAGCACGGCCGGTGCTTTTGGGCAAATCAATGGCGCCCTCCTCGATGTAAATCTTTTTAATTTAGGGTATCAACATCTCCACCCGCTTTGGATTGCGTGCCATTGGGGATCAAAACGCTTTACGCGGATGCCGTATACGCTTTTATGGAGCTCCGGCCGTGGGCTCCTCGCCCGCTCGTTTTCCGTGACGCCAATTATTTTTAAGCCACAAAAAGAGATGCTAAACACTAACGGTATGATCGATGGCGACATCCCGCAATTTTTTAAAAATCCCTTTTGGTGCGAGGATTGGATCGACGCTCCCGTGATGGGAGTGGAGCCGCTCTTTTGCCATTACCCGCCGTTTTCAAATCAAAAAAGCTCGGTGCCGTTTATTAGGCGATGGGCTTACAGGCGCGAGAGCCCGCCCATCCATCCCACGCAAAGGCCGCTTTTAAAGAAAAGGCTTTATTACCCATCTCGAAAATACGCCGGGGTATCTTGGTGGATGCGCCTTAAAAGCGATATAATCACCTTTTTAGTTGGCTAAATACCTCGCACTTTTGTGCTAAGTATGCGATAATGATTGCTTAACTTTTAAAAAAGGAGCGATCAATATGGCCCATCCCGAAACCATCGTTTTTAAAATTGCAAAAGCAAAAGACCGACTCGATGGCTTAATGCGCTTACCTAAAAAATCTGACGAGGATTGGAACATCATCGCGGATTTGAGAGCGTATATCATCGATCTTTTCGAGGAGCTCGGTGAGGCGAAACGCGATCAAAAGGCGGATAAATATTTTGAGCGAGGTGAAAAGTGAAACGGCAAAGACGTTGGCAATTTGAAAAAATCGAGATGTGGGTAATCATGTTGGCGCTCGAAAATTTTCCCGCCAAACAAGTTTGGCAATGGGATATGGCTCAATGGGTTTATTTTTACGAGCGCATAAATCGGGGAGGTGCAAAGTGAAAATCAAAGTCACGCGGATATCGCAAATGGGTAATCGCGTTTTATACGATGGCCCGGCCATCGAGCATGATTATCCGATTACCGACTTTTTTAAAATCGTTGCAAACTCCCGAGGCGATGGCGAGGGAGTAAATTTACGTTTCGGGTATATAAACACCGAGCGCGAAAAGATCGAGGTTAAGTGCGTACTCACTCCCGATGAAACCATCAAGATGTACACCGATCTCGTTGGATGGCTCTCATCGATCATCGAAGAGCGCAAGATGGAGATCAAGGCGGAGGTAAAGTAATGGATCATCTAAATTGGCCCGAGGCGTTTTTAATTAGCGTGATGGTTTTGGCCATGATGGCGCCAATCATAATCGTTTTGTGGAGGGATTAATGGCGTGGGATGATTACACTCACCGCGACCTTGCACGCGATTACGAGGGAGATCGCATCGAGTGCACGTGCGCGGATTGTGGCAAAAAGTTTTTAAAAGGCGAGGAGGGCGATAACGAGCGGATTTGCCTCCGGTGCCAAGAGAGCGCAAGACTTGAGCGCATGAGAGAGCGCGGGGACGATGGTGATTAAGGCCGCGCCGCATCCAAAAGAGCATCGCGTTAAACGCGAAAATCAAAAAGATCCGGCCTCGTTTCCGAGGCCGGAGATGGCAAAAACTCACCAAAATCATTTTTAAAAGGTTTTGGGATCTAACGCCGATCCCATTAGGTAAGCTTTAACGCGCTGTGAGCGCGTGCCTTAGCGTGGCTTTAAATCGATTTTTTGCAAGCGTTTAAAAGTTGCTCTTTTAAACCATCTTTGAGCGGGCCACCGGCGCATCCCCACGCGGCGGGCACTTTTGTGAGGGCGCCACTTAAGAGGCCATCGATCAAAGGTCCACAAACCACATCACCGATGATGCTCTCGGCTTTAACTTCACAAACGCGGAGTTTCGCAACTTGCAATTCGATATCGGCCAAAATCGCGCTTTCGTTTGAGCACGCGAGTTGGGTTTTGATCTCGCTTGCAACATGAGCGGAGATGGTTTTTGCCACCGCGCACGCCGGGCTTTTATCGGTACAGGAAACTAAACCGGCCACCATCAAGACGGCCAAAATCATTTTGAGCATATATCCCCTCCTAAATTTTAGGGTGAAAAAGTTAGATATACCGTACCCATCGCTTATCGTGAGTCAAGATCATTGGGATAAAGTACGGGATGCCATTTTTGATCACTCCTAATCCCAAAGTCGGTTTATTACGGGAGTTTTTAGCGTAATCAAAATTATACTGATCGATATCGATGAGGCATCCCGTGTTAAGGCCAAAGAGGGAGCCATATTCAGATACGGAGTGGATCACGCCGCCGCCTGAATGTTGATGGCCGATAACGGTGCTCATTTGGTTTTGGCGTGCGGCGTTTAGCGCGGCCGTCGGCCCGCTTACGTTTTCGCCATGCTCAAATACCACTCCCTCATGCACCCACCGATCCCGCCACATCCAACCGGGCGGTGCCTCGTATACCTCGGCCACGGAGCGCATAAATTCTTGAGGGATGCCGGAGAGGTATGCCTTTTTCCAAGCCCGGTACGTATGATTGGAGGCGCATAAAAAGGTTTTTGGATATGCCGCGTACCAATCGCGGAGGTGGTGGATCGCCTCTTTGAGCTCATCGCGCCCGCTCCGGCCGCTTGGGTTTGCGGGCCACCGGCCGAGCGTATGTTGATCCACCTCATCGCCAAGATTTACCACAAAGCGATTACCATCCGGAAACCAAGTTTTATCAACGTGCTTTACAAAATCGAGGGCATCTCGATGCTCCGCCGGGCATTGAAGATCACTAATGCATAATACGTTTAGCATCAATGCTCTCATCATACGGGAGAGCGCGGATAAAATATCAAACAAAAAAGATAGGGCCTCGACTTACGCCGAGGCCCAAGTGGTGACAGGGCCTAAAGGCTTTTATCTCTTTAGGTGTTTTGAAAATTTATGCGGGATCAACGGCCTCGAGTTTGAGGTTGATGAGTACAGCCTCACCGCTCAAACACTCGATCTCACCTTTGCCGAGGATCTCTTTAACTCCCTCGCCAAGATCGGCATCGCCTTTGGCGAAAATCTCCACCAAACCGACTTTGCCGGAGCGTTTGAAACGGGCGCTCATGCCGTCGATAATCTCGAGAGTGCCGAATGATTCATCACTCAGCGAAAACTCAAGTTTATCATCTTGTACTTTTGCCGGGTTTCCGGCCGCATCTAAAATCTCGCCCACCGAGATAAGACACTCTTTACCTAATGCTAATGGTAGCATATGGAGCTCCTTTGTTTGCCCGTCGATTGTACCAAAAAGTTTAATCCGGTGAGCCACCCCAACGGGCACCATGAGGCGCTCGATCCGGCTTAAACGAAAATCAATGCTCTCTAAAATCTCAGATACGCCTCTCGGCTTTCTTGCCATCTCAATCTCCATCCATCTTTTTATGAGCGCGGTTAAAAAAACCGAAACCATAACCGCCGTAATTAAAATATCCATTTGAGTTTCCAGTTTGGTGATATTTATGGAGATGAGTCACGTTTTATTTGCGTGGAGTTGACAATCTCAACTTTTATCCGGCACGGTTTAAGTACCATCAAGGGATACTAAATATGCAATCCAATGTTTTAAAGGCCAAGGTTGATGGCAAAGCGTAAACCCGTGGAGCCGAAACCAAAAATCCCGAAACGTAAATCGTGGAGCAAGTTAAAGCCCGGCGATAAACATTATAACAAAGGCCGCCCGGCCACTAAACTCCCCTCCACCGAGGAGGCGATTTTCAGATTGGCCGAGATCGATTGCACGTATGCCGAGATCGCGGCGGTGCTCGGGATTACCGTGCAATCCCTTGCAAAAACATATGCGCAAATAATCAAGGCCGGGAGAGAGCACGGCAAGCAAAGTCTCAAACGCGCCCAATTTAAAACCGCTCTCAAAGGCAATCCCCAGATGCTCATTTGGCTCGGTAAACAAAGGCTCGGCCAACGGGATAAAGTGGATAACTCCCACTCCATCGTTGATCCGATAAAAACCATGAGCCAAGAGGAGCTCGAGAGGGAGATCAAACATCTCGAGCAATTTAAACTCCCCGAGAGCGAAAACTCCGGAGCTCCGCAAATCGAGAGCGCAAGCGATAATCCCGAGGGCGAGGTGATTGATGTACTGGCCGAGCCCGTACCGCAAGATGATGAGAGTTAAATACCGGCGGGTGAAACTCCGTCGAGAGTGGATGAGGAGAGAGTGCTTAAGATCTCTTTACTCGTTTACAAAATATTTTTGGCCGGTGATTGAGCCCGGCCAACCTTTTGTGGATGGGTGGCATATCGAGGTGGCTTGCAAACATCTCGAGGCCGCCGCACGTTTTGATTTAAAAGAGCTCATCATCAATTGGCCTCCCCGCCATATGAAAAGCATCCTCGTAAACGTAATGTTTCCGGCGTGGGTTTGGGCGCATGAGGAGTGGGCCTCTCGTAAATTTATGTGCGCCTCATACTCGGAGCGTTTATCGGTGAGGGATGGGATCAAGATGCGGATGCTCATCGAGAGTAAACAATACCGAGGCCTTTTTAATCCCTCGTGGGAGTTGAGGGCGGATCAAAACCAAAAGTTAAAATTTGAAAACACCAAAGCGGGCCACCGTTTCTCAACCTCCGTTGGTGGATCAGTCACCGGAGAGGGTGGCGATTACTTACTCCTTGATGATCCGATCAATGCGCTCGACTCAAATTCAAAAGTAATTTTAGAGGATACCAATGAGTGGTACGATATCGCGTGGAGCACTCGGGCTAATAATCAAAACGCTCATTGCAAAATCCTAATCATGCAACGGCTCCATGAAAAAGACACCACCGGCCACATACTCTCGAAACAAACCCGGCCGCTTAAATCCGAGAGGGCTCATTTAGTTTTCCAAGCCCGTTTCGATCCCACCGCAAAAATAAAATCGGAGAGCCCGATACCGTTTAAAGATCCAAGAGTCACTCCGGGTGAGCTCCTTTGGCCGGAGAGATTTGATCAAAAGGCGATCAATCAACTCGCGGCGGATTTAGATGCCACCGGCCTTGGGCAATCTTTTTCACAATTACAACAGGAGCCAAGGCCCGCAACGGGTGGATTATTTAAACGCGATTGGTGGCGCCGATATGAAAAGCCGCCAAGCCTCATCAATGAGATCATCGTTTTCATCGATGCCGCGCAAAAACCGGGCATCACCAACGATTTTTCGGCACTCGCAACATGGGCGAGGTGCGCGGATGGATATTACCTCCTCGATCTTTGGCGAGGTAAGGTTGATACACCAACCCTCGAGGCCATAACCATGCAAAAATATTTACTGATTAGGCCAAACGGTATGGTGATTGAGGATAAATCGGCGGGCTCAAGTCTCATCCAATATTTGGTAAGACTGGACAACCCATTGATACCCGTGCTCCCATATAATCCGAGAGGCGATAAAGAGGTGAGGGCAAGTGCCGCAACTCCGGCGGTGGAGGCGGGCAAATGTTTCTTGCCATCTCGTAAAATTATAAGTCACGATGATGCCGGAAACGAGATCGATCTAATCGAGGAGTTTATCAACGAGCATGAGCGTTTTCCAAAAGGAGCCCATGATGATCTCGTGGATACCACATCGATGATGATCGATTATTTTTCAAAACGATTACCCATAAACCCAAGGATTAGATCATTATGAGTTTAGGATCTCGCATCCTCAATTGGTGGAGTAAAGAGTCACTTGCCCGTACCGCTCTCGTGGCCAATCAACTCGGGCGCCCGGTGCAAACGCCGGTAAATTATGAAAACTTGGCGCGGCTTGGGTACGGTAAAAGCGCCATTGCATATACCTGTATCTCAAAAATCGCGGGGAGCACGAGATCCTTTAAATGGCTTTTATACGATAAAAAAAATCCGAGCAAACCTCAAGAGCTCTCAAAGCATCCCCTCCTTGATCTTTGGCTTAAGCCAAACCCGATGCAATCCACCGCCGATCTATTTGAAAACATGATTGCGTTTTACGTGCTCACTGGAAACTCATACCTCGAGGCCAATCGCGGGCTCTCAAAATCCGGCCCTCCTTTAGAGTTATGGAGTGTACGGCCGGATAAGATGAAAATCATCCCTGCCGAAAACGGATATCCTAAAGCGTATGAGTTTAACGCCGGTGGAGTGACGCGCACTTGGCCGGTGGATATGGTAAAGATGCTCTCCGATATCCTCCATTGGCGCACCTTTAATCCACTTAATGATTGGTATGGGATGGCACCATTACAGGCCGCCATGCTCTCGCTCGATCAACAAATTGCGGGCGCCGAATGGAATTTGGCACTTCTCCAAAACTCGGCCACGCCATCCGGTGTCTTGCAAGTAAAGGTTTCCGAGGCCAATCCCCGTGGTGAGATAACCGATGAGCAATATAAAAGGATGCGGGCCGATTACGAGGCCAATTATCAAGGAGTGAAAAACACCGGGAAACCCATGATTATTGAGGGCGGTTTATCTTGGACACAAATAGGCCACTCTCCCCGTGATGTTGATTACTCAAAAGGTAAAGAGCTCACATCAACCGATATATGCCTCGTGTTTGGCGTACCGCCGGAGCTCGTGGGCCTTGGCCAAAAAACTTTTAATAATTACCGCGAGGCCCGGCTCTCTCTTTTTGAGGAAACCATCATCCCGCTTGCCGACTCCGCCGTGCAATCCATCAACCGTTGGCTTGCGCCCGCGTTTGGTGAAAATTTGTACATCGATTATGATCGGGATGCCATCGATGTACTCACTTGGAAACGTGAGCAAAAATACCAAGCCTTGGTACAGGCCAATTTTTTAACAATCAACGAGAAACGGGAGGCGGTGGGATATGAAACCCAAGAGGGATGGGATGTATTTAACATCGGAAACCAACTCGGGGCCGCGCCGGAGGATTTTAACGGCGGATCAATGCAAGGGGATAATCAAGAGGATGAAACCGGGCTCCGTGATAACGCCGATCCAAAAAAGCCCGAGGATGAGCCGCCCGTTGACGATGAGCCCGCCCAAGAGGGAGAGGGTGATGAGGGTGATGATGAGGGTGATGATGATGGAGACGTACCAAAAGATATCGGTTGGAAAACGCTCAATCTCTTAAACCAAAACGAGAAACGCACCTCTTGGAAACGGCAAAACGCACGCCGCAAATCTCTCCAAACGGTTTTTAATCGTGACTTAAACGGTGACTTTAAGGATCTCATCCGGCGGCTTAAAAAGGTAAAGGGCAATAAAGATGATGCCCGCCTCACGGAGTATGCCCTCCTCCAAATACTCACCGACTTTATGCCGGAGATGGAGCGCACTTTAAAACGCCATATCCGGTACACATTAGAGGATTTTGGTGGCGCGATTTTAGGCGAGGGTAAAACCCTTGGCTTTGATTACGAGAGCAAGGCAAGCCGCAAATATGATGATTACGTGAAACATTACACGGAGCGGAGATCGGGCGAGGCGATTAAAACCATCACCTCCACCTCGCAAAAGAAAATAAAACGCATCGTTGGTGAGTGGGTGCAAACCGCATACGTGGATGGTGACTCAACTCCGGAGCTCTCAAAATTTATCGAGGCCGAGTTTGAGGAGCTCACTCCGGCCATGGCAACGCGGATTGCCCGCACCGAGGTGAGCCTCGCATCTAATAACGGCGCACTCGAGGCGGTTAAATCCCTCCAAATCCCTAATATGTTTAAGGAGTGGGTAACGGCCAACGATGATCGCGTGCGCGATGGCGATCACGGCGGCGCCGATCACGGTGTTATGAATGGCGCGGAGGTGGAGCTCAACGAAAAGTTTGGCGTACCTCCCGACTCCTTAATGGATGGGCCGGGCGATACCTCGGCACCGGCCGATCAAGTGATCAATTGCCGGTGCGTGCTCGTGTATCGGAGTAAAAATTAATATGGAAAACCGCCCGCACTCGGAGATACCGATTGAGAATTTGGAGGAGCTCATGGCATTGGCCCGCTTAACTCCGCCGGGCCACTTTGCCGAGCTCGGTGTATATAAAGGCGGCTCCGCGTGGGCG